TGTCATTTACTATTTGGTTGGTGGTGAAGCTCCGATTTGGGGTGATGCGGCTATTCCGTCCCGACTGCCTAAAGAGATTTTTATCTTACGTCCTGATTATCTCACGCCTGTATTATCTCAAACCATGACTGCTAAAGTCGCCATTTGGCAGTACACAGCAAGCGATAACGACATTAAATCTATGGCTGTACTACCATCGAATATGCTCATGTGGAAAGCCTATAGCCCGTTAGACAGGTTTAGAGGGTGCAGCCCTTTGTTGCCATGCTCTTATGCTGTTGACCAATTAAACGCCTATGCCAAGTCTAACTTTTCACTACTCAAAAACGGTATGCAGCCAAGTGGCGCATTAAGTACCGATTCAAACCTGGATGAAACAGCATACGAAAGGCTAAAGACCCAATTTAACGAAACGTACACAGGCGAGGGCAATACGGGCAAGCCTGTCATTACTGAGGGTGGTCTAAAGTGGCAATCTTTTGGATTTACCATGCGCGATGCTGAGTTTTTGGGCGGTAAAACATCGGCTAAATTAGATGTGTGTGAGGCGTTAAAAGTACCGCCACAGCTATTAGGTATTGAGGGTAGTCAAACCTATGCCAACTATGAGCAAGCGCGGGCGGCATTTTATGAAGATTCGGCCATTCCACTTTACAACAATCTTTTAGCATCGCTTAATCGTTGGCTTGGGTGGCGTGTGGGCTTAAAACCTAGCGATATTTTGTGTGTGGACATTGATTCAGTGGCAGCATTAGAGCCGAGACGTGCCGAGCGTAATACTAAGTTAGATACCATGCAATCAATAAGCACAAACGAAAAGCGACAGGCGATGGGTTATGAGCCAGTCGATGGTGGCGATGTATTGCTTGTGAATAGTGGATTGATACCGCTAGAAATGGCAGGGGCAGACATTCCAAACCTTAACCCGATGTTTTAGCTATGACTAGAATCGAGAAGTTGAAATATGCAAGGGCTGTTTTGTTGACACAAGACAGAATCGCTTTGCGCTATCAAAAATTGATTAAGCGTGAGCTAAAAAAGACGGCTAATTTGTTAGCCAAATCATACGAAGTCAATCAAAATGACAGTCAGTTCGCTGAGATTCAAGCACAACACAAAACACGCATGACCGAGATTTTAACCGATTTAGGCAAAGAAACATCGGAACGGTTTAAGGCTTTTAAGTTGACAGGCAAAAAGGACATCTTTGATAACTTTGTCGAGAATAGCATTTACAGTATTTTAGCATCTAACGTATTAAGCACAGCAACAACAGTTAGCTCTAATACAGTGGCCATTGCAAGCGCGGTTATCATGCAGACTATGCAAGCAAGCATAGCCGACCCTTATGCGGCGACTCCGACTAAGGTGGCAAATGCTATTGCAAACAGAATAGGCGGTCAAAACTCAGTTAGCCGAGCGATGACCATAGCGCGTACAGAAACACACAAGGCAGCGAATGTATCACAGTACACAAGAGCAGAATCAGCAGCTACAGATTCGGGGCTTGACGTTGTAGTCGAGTGGATTAGCACAAACGATGGTCGGGTGAGAGACTCACACAAAAACGCTAACGGCCAAACACGACCAATGGGGCAGCCGTTTAATGTGGGCGGTGAATCAATGAAATATCCGAGTGACCCGACAGCAAGCGCGGAAAATACTATCAATTGTCGGTGTGTTTTGGGTTACGATGTTAGATAATTTTGAGGGTTTATGATATGCGTTTACATTACACAAAGGCGTTAAGTCTTGTTGATAGTAATTTTAAAGAAGCGGGTGATGGTACGTTTAGTGGCTATGCAGCCGTCACTGGCAATGTAGATTTAGGCGGCGATATTATTTTAAAGGGCGCGTTTAGCGAATGGCTAGACAAAGCTGACCCGAGCCGCGTCCGTGTGCTATGGCAGCATGATAGGAACAGTCCCATAGGCAAGACACTATCAATGCGTGAAGATGATAACGGTTTAGCTGTTGACGGTGAATTGTTGCTTGATATTCAAAAGGCACAAGAGACGCGTACTTTAGTTAAAAATAATGCGATTGATGGGTTAAGCATTGGCTTTATAATTGATGATTTTAGCTATGACAATGACACGCGCATCATCAAAAAATTGTCGGTTATGGAGTATTCATTTGTCACATTTGCCATGAATCCCAATGCCCTTGTCAATGACATTAAATCGTGTAAACTAGACACTGTAAGAGACTGTGAACATTACCTGCGCGATGTTTGTAAGTTATCACGCTCTGAGGCGAAAACACTAATCAGCAAAATCAAGGCTATTCGAGATGATGAGCCTAATTATGATGAGTTAGCCGCTTCATTAGTGAAATTTAATCAAACGTTGCGAGGTTAGTCACATGACTGATATTACCGAAGTTAAAAAGTTAATTGATGATGCAGGCAATGCCGTATCTCAATTGCGCCAATCCCAAGAACAAGCCGTAGCTGAATTTAAAAAGCATGGTGATGTTTTAGCCGAAACAAAATCCAAACAAGATGCGATTCAAAACGACATCACTGGTTTGGTTCAAGCTATTCAAGAAGTTAAAGCAGCCCAATCTGCACAATTGCAAAATGGTGGTGATGGTTTAACCAAAGAAGTGCGTGAAGCAAAAAGCGCGTTATTCAAAAAAATGCGCGGTATGCAATTAAGCGACACTGAACAAAAAGCATTAAGCACGATTACCAATCCTGATGGTGGTTATTTAACCACGTCTGACACAACTGGTCGTATTATCCAACGTATTCACGACAATTCACCTGTGCGCCGTTTTGCTAATGTTAAAAACACTAGCAAAGAAACTGTAACAGGCTTAATTGACAATGGCCGTAATAGTTACTCTTGGGGTTTTCAAGGCAATACGCCAAGCACCACAGCGACAAAACAGTTTGGTCAATACGAAATCAAAGTTAAAAAACTTTACGCATACCCGACCGCTACCACTGAAATGCTTGAAGATGCTGATTACGACATCGAAGCAATGATTGTTAATGATGCAGCTCAAGGCTTTGCTGAGGGTGAAGCATACGGTTTCCTTTTAGGTAACGGTGTATTACAGCCTCGCGGCATGATGACTGTTGCTACTGCATACACGGGCGACAATACCCGCGCATGGGGTACAGTACAAAAGTTTAAAACTGGTGTTAATGGTGGTTTTGCTGCAACTCCTAACGGCGGTAAGATTTTGATTGATGCTGCTATGTCCTTACGCGGTGCTTATCGTGCGGGTGCAATTTGGGGTATGAATCGCTTCACTTTTGCCGAAGCAATGAAGTTACAGGATAGTGATGGTAACTTTATTTGGCAGCCAACCTGGAACTTGACCGATTCGCCGTTTGGCATGATTTTGGGTATTCCTGTTGTGCCTGATTTTGACCACATGGCCGATATTGCTAACGACAGTTTATCTATGTTTGTGGGTGATTTAAACCAAGCCTATCAAATTGTTGACCGTCGCGGCGTTAATGTCATTCGTGACAACATCACTAATCCAGATGTGGTGCAATGGTACTTTACCAAGCGCACAGGTGGCGATTTGGTGAACTCCGAAGCCGTCCGTTTTGTTGAATTCAAGGCTTAATGGGAGCAATGTAACATGACTATCAATAAAGATTTACACAATCAAATTGGCGTAGGCGTTGCCATTGCATTAACAGCCGTTGCTGATGGTGAAGATGTTGTCGGTGCGGTGATTGACCGTCAAGGTAGCGATGGTTTGGAAATCATTTTCCAAGTTGGCGCATATACTGACGGTAGTGTGACACCGTTAATCGAAGACTCCGATGATAACGTGACTTATACAGCCGTTGCCGATGCTAATTTAACTAATACCGAAGCAAGCGCGGCGTTAAGCGCGGCAGGCGTGTCTAGTATTGGTTATGTTGGTTTTAAACGCTATGTACGCGCAACAGCCGTTACTGCCGCAGGTTCTACGTTGTCTGTTGGTGCATCGTTTGTTAAATTTGGTTTACGTTTGCAAGGCACTGTTAATCCTAGCTAACTAACCAATAAAAAGGGCTAATCATGTCTATTTTAATCAGTGAATCGGAAAGTGAACCGATAACGACAGCCGATGTTAAAGCATGGGCTAAAGTTGAAAACAGTGATGAAGATAGCTTGATTAGCTCTTTGATTACATCATGCAGACGCGAGGTAGAGTCATACACTAAAAACGTGTTACGGCCTCAAGTTTGGCGTACAAAATACATTGCTGAAACAATTAAAAATCGTTTTTACTCACCAAGAATTTCCGCATCATCGGTCGTTGTCACTGTTGACAGCGATACAATTACAGATTATTTATTTAATGAAGTAACAGGCTGTTTACGCCTAAATTATGACTACTCAAACGATGAGTTAATCGTCATTGAGTGGACAATGGCCACAGCATTATCAAGCCTAGCACCACTTACACAAGCCTTAAAAGACCTTGTCACATACCGTTTTTATAATCGCGGCTCTTACGATTTACCAGCTCATGTTGTGAGCGTGTTGAATCAATACCGAGTATTTAACGTATGAATATCGGCGAACTAAAGCACCGTATCACCATTGAGCAATGCGCTAAAGTAAGCGATGGCCAAGGCGGCTTTACTAGCGCATGGTCAACACTCGTTAGCGTATGGTCGAAAGCGACACCACAAAGCGAGCGTGAAAGGTTTTATCGTGGTGAGAATCAACATACACAAGGCTATACATTTACAATCAGACAAAACCAAGCAGTCACAGTACCCGCGACACGCGACAGCGATAATATACGCATTGTGCATCGTAACGAGTATTACCGAATTACGGGCGTTAGCCGCAATAAAGATGACCTAGATTTTTACGACATCAAAGCCGAATTGTGGGGAGCAGTAGCACAATGAAAGGCGCATTATTTTTGTTAGAGGTTGAGATTGACAGCGTATTCACGGTACTAGCCGCGATGCGTACAACAACAATGACAGTAAATAATGAGACTGTGGACGTAACAAGCAAAGGCGATTTACAGCGTGAGTTATTAGAGAATTGCGGCATACAGTCTGTAAGCATCAAAGCACAGGGTTGTATCAGTAGTGCAGATAGTTATAAAAAAATCAGTTACGCGGCGAACACAGGCACACTTCTTAACTGCAAAATCAATAGCAATAATGTCGAGATATTCGCAGGTGCGTTTATTATTAGCGGTTTTGAGACAAGTGGCGAATATAACAAAGAGGGGTTATATTCCATCACGCTTGAAAGTGCAGATAGTTTAAGCCGTGTTGATTTTATGCTTCTTGAATTAGGCGACTTTTTATTGTTAGAAGATGGTTCGCGGTTAGTTTTGGAGGCTGCATAATGTCATTAGTAGCACAATTAAACGCGGCTTTACAACGTAGGCTTGAGGCGAATCTCATTATTGCAGGTGAGATTGTCGCTACTGAGGTTAGACGCAATATTCAAACATCGCCGAGAGGTGGTAAAACTTACGTTAAGACCAATCCGAACAGGACACATACAGCATCCGCTCCGAATGAATCACCCGCCACCGACCTAGGTTTTTTGGTGCGGTCAATTCAGATTGAGCCAGAGTTACAAAATTTAAGAGTTAGAATCTTATCACTTCACTCAATCGCGCCTTATGCCAAGCGGCTAGAATATGGCGATTTAAGCAGAGGATTGCAGCCGCGTCCGTTTATGTTCAAAGGGTTACAAGCTAAGAAACAACAGGCAATTGCTATTGTACAAAACGCGGTTAATCAAGCTATTCGCGATATGCAGGGAGTGCCACCGATATGAGTTTGTTTAACAGTTACGTCAAGGCTGTATGGGTAAAACTAAACGGTACAACAGGCTTAGTTGGTTTAGTTAAAGAGATTTTAGACGATAAGACAACATTCCCAAAAATATGGTTAGAAGATGGCGGCGCGGCAGATTGGTCGAATAAAGATGATAATGGTTTAGAGGCTGTTATCACATTGCACATTGGCAGCCGAGTCGAGGGAACAAAAGAGATTCGCGGCTTGATGGACAAATGCCATGCAGCATTGCACAATCAAGACTTGACTTTAGATAGTGGGCAAAGCGTGTTATGTCAGTTTTTGCGGCATGACATGGTTATTGATACAGACGGCATTACGCGCCATGGTGTGATGCGTTTTAATTTGTTAATCAGTGAGGTGGCATAATGGCTAAATATAAAGGTAGTGACTTTCGTATTAAAGTACGCACAAGCACGGGTCCCGATGTTTTTGCGGTAATTGGTGGCGGCAAAACGGACTCTTTGTCTATCAGTAATGAGACTGTAGATGTAACAGACAAAGACAGCTCAGGTGCGCGTCAATTGTTAGAGGGTGCGGGTGTTCGTGCTTATTCCTGCAAAGTATCAGGCGTGGTATCTGATAACGTGGTATTTACTGACCATGTGATGGTTGCAGCTAACGCCAATACGCATATCTACTGCAAGATTGAGTCAGGTACAGGCGAGGCGTGGGCAGGCTTATGGGCTATCTCTAGTTGTGAGCGTTCAGGCGAATACAACAAAGAAGAAAACTTTAGCATGAGCTTAGAAAGCGCGGGTACAATCACTTATACAGCGGTGGTTTAATATGCGCGGGTTAGTATTGTTGGACATCGAGGGGCTAGAGTTTAATCTAGTCCCAAGTTTTGAGAATTTAGACAAATTAGAAACGGCGACAGGTAAGCCTATCTATGAGTTGATTTTTCAAATGCAACAACCCAAAGTGGGCGACATCACCAAAGCATTGCTTGCCTGTGCTGTGCCTACCACAGGTCGTTATCCCGACTGGTGGACGCGTGAAGAATTTTACAAGCGTATGCTAAAGTCAAAGCGGTTAAGTGATTACGCTATAGCAGTGGCCACATTCGCGGGTAACATCTTGACGGCAGGTAGCGAAACGGACATCAAAACCGTGGATGAGTCTAGCGAAAAAAAGTAGGCAAAGGCAGCATTTGGCAAAAGTTGTGGGCAAGTGCTGTCATCTATTTAGCAATCCAGCCGCGTGATGCGTGGCAGCTAACACCCTTTGACTTTTGGGTATTATGGGATACGCACTTAGATAAAATGGAAATAAGCACAGGCAAAAGTTACAGCAAGCCGATGTCATTGGCCGAGTTCAACGAACTAAATGAGGAGTTAGACAAAATCCATGGCAACAACTGATGACCTCGTTATAAGTTTACGCGCTGATGTAACGCAGTTACAAAAGTCGCTTGAGGATGTGAGTGAACAATTAGTTGCTACTCAAGGCGCATCTATTGCGACCACTCAGGCCATGTCAACAGGGTTTAGTCGAGCAGCAAATGCAGCTTTGTTTTTAAAGTCCGCAATTGTAGCAGCGACAGCCGCAGCCACCACTTTGCTTGCAACAACTAATAACGCTATCCGCGAATTTAACTCATTAGCTAACAGTCTAAACCTTACATACAATCAATTAGCGCGATTGCGGTCAGTGTCAGAGGGTGCAAACCTAGAAACCGACATGATGATTGACTTGGCCAAAACGCTTAACGAGCAAATAGGCGAAGCGGTCAATGGCAATAAAGACTTTGAAGAGTCCTTTGCACGTCTAGGTTTGTCAATGTCAGATTTGACTAAATTAGGCGTAGATGAACAGCTAATTACGGTTGCCAGTGCGTTAGGTCAAGTAAGCAGTCAAGCAGACAAGGCACAAATCGGCGCAACTCTTTTTGGTGATAATTGGCTACCAGCACTTAAACTCACTGAGGTTAATGTTAAGGGTTTAGCCGATGAGTTTGATAAGTTACTGCCAAAGATAAACGATTTAGACGTTAGCCGAGCCATTGAAGCCGACAAAGAGTTTGACAAACTTATCGCAAACTTGCGTACCACAACTGAGATTGTCAGCAGCGAGTTAAGCCCTGCTTTTACTGTTGCCACGCGCAACTTAAACGCCTTGTTTAATGTTGACCCTGGCGAGCTAAACGACAATATCAGTTTTACCACATTTGCATCGATTGAGTTAGGCGCACAGCTAATAAACATCCTTACAGCCGTTAGCGGCGTGTTAAAAATAGTAGCGGCTAGTGTAGGCACGTTGGGTAATATCATTGTAATGGGTGTTGGTGTACCTGTTGCGACAATCATTGATGTTTACAATACAAACGTCACTGTATTGACTAACTTAATGATTAAGGCTGAAAACGTTTATAACCGATTAAAAAACCTGCCACAGATTGACCCGATACCGATAGGCAACAAGACCGCAGCACTTGACGCGCTTATGGAGAAAGTAAAACAAACAAAAGCGACACTCGAAGACTTTGCAAGGACGGGTATTGAGGACATCGCGGCGGGTGTAGGTGGCACAGCAGGCGATAATTTTAGGGATGAAGCAATCAAGGAGGCGATGGAGCTTAAAAACAAAAACAAAACAGGTGAACCAACAGCACCAAAGGGCGGCGGTGATGATGGTGATGCGGCTAAAAAGGCAGACGAA